CTCATCGCTTTTTGTGAGATCGAAGCCTATGTCCAAAAGCTCACTCTTGAGAAAATGGAAAAGAGACACATGGTTCCAGCGCCTTTGTGGACAAATCTTAAAACCTTCCCAGCACAGATCTTTCGAGACAAAGTTGATGTCATGCTTGCAGGTTATCCCTGCCAACCGTTCAGCCAAGCTGGACGACGGGGGGGGGAAGATGATCCACGACACTTGTGGCCCTATATCAAGGAACACATCAGAACAATTAGACCTATTCAATGTTTCTTCGAGAACGTGCAAGGACACATCACGCTGGGACTCTCCACAGTCATCTCAGATCTGGAAGAATTGGGTTATCGAACAACGTGGGGAATATTCTCAGCGGAAGAAGTCGGCGCTCCGCATCAAAGAAAAAGAGTGTTTATCTTGGCCGACTCCAATTGCTTCATCAGGGGGAGCGGGATACAACCAAAACAACCTACGAGGGGTGCATCAAGGAAATCCGTTAGCGACAGCAGTTATGAATTTCCAGTTAGACCAGGACAAGACCAGTATGAATGGGAAGAACCAAGAGTTGTCCAACTGGCCAACGCCTAGCGCAGTTGAAGGAATAAAAATTACAAATCAAGCAAATTACGGCCAGAAAGGACTATCTAATCATCCAAGTATTGTTGGCCCAGTGACGCGAGAAAAAGACATTAAAAGTAGAAAAGAGAACTGGCCGACACTAACCAAAAGCGATATGAAAGATACATGGAACGGAGGACGAGGCGAAACATTAGTTAGCAAAATAAAAGAAAAGCGGTCTGGCAAATTGAATCCCGACTGGTGCGAGCAATTGATGGGGCTGCCTGTTGGCTGGACAAAAATAGACGATGCTGATGATCGCATTTCGCGATTGATGGCTATTGGCAATGGTGTGGTGCCACAAACTGCGGCATTAGCCTGGGTAACTTTGAGTGAAAAGATTAAACAATAAGAAGGAAAGAACATGAATATTATTGAAATTTGTTTTGCGGCAGCCGTCGTTTACGGTTTGTATCGACTCTGGAAACAGCTGTCTAAGAAAGACGACATATTGCCTGAGATACCATTAAAAAAAGTGACACCGATCAAAAAGAAGACGGTACGCAAGAAAAAACAGTGAAACGAATAGCCTTTATTCTTTTTTGTTTTTGCTCTGGTGTGGCGGCTCAGACGAATACTATATCCTCGACTTTGGCATCGTCGACCACCATTGATCGCACTGTCTCTACCGCATCGGCTCCTAATATCATTAGTTCGATACAGGATACTTGTGCTGTGGGTGCCTCGGTGGGCGTGCAAGGTACTTTTCTGGGGTTTGCTGCGGCGAAGACCTTCGAGGATGAAAACTGCAAATTGATAAAGCTGTCGCGTCAACTTTACATGATGAATATGAAAGTTGCAGCGATTTCTGTCTTGTGTACTGATCCGACTGTCTTTAAAAGCATGCTGCATGCGGGGACGCCTTGTCCTTACCAGGGGCTTATCGGCGACGCTGCTAAAACCAAATGGGAAGAAAACCCACATGAAAGACCAGATTGGAAAGAGCTGAGAAAGACAAAGCACTATGAAAATGGCCGATGGCAACGGATCAACGGTGAAGTGAAATATGTTTATGATTAAAACAATTCTATCTTTAGGCGCTGGCGTTCAAAGTAGTGCGTTGGCGTTGATGGCAGCACATGGAGAAATAAAGCCGATGCCTGACGTTGCTGTATTTGCAGACACTGGTTTTGAGCCAAAACAAGTGTATCGCTGGTTAGCCTGGTTAGAAAAACAATTGCCGTTCCCAGTAGTAAAGTTGTCACACGGAAACATTAAAAACGATGAGTTGGACGCAACAACTAAAAGAAATTGCATTCCTTATTTTTTTAAAGATGAAGATGGGAAAATGGGGTTAGGCAAAAGGCAATGCACTACTGATTACAAAATAAGACCGATAGAAAAATACACAAGAAGCGAGATTTTAAAGCTACAGCCAAAGCAACACGCTCCAAAAGTCCACACCGTAGATATGTGGATGGGAATATCCCTTGATGAGATACAGCGTTGTAAAATCCCGTTCGTTAATAAATGGCAAAGAAACGTTTACCCGTTGGTAGAAAAAAGACTGACTCGCTGGCATTGCTTGGAATGGATGAAAAATAACAATTATCCAACGCCGCCTCGAAGTGCGTGTTTATGTTGTCCGTTTCATAGCGATAAAGAATGGCTAAAAATTAAGAACGGGCCATTAGAGGAGTGGGACGAGGTAGTGTCTTTTGACAAACAGATTAGAGCATCCAATCCGTTTGACAATATTCCTTATTTGCATCGGAGTGGAAAGCCATTAGACGAAGTTGATTTTATAACGCCTGAAAACCAGGGCCAGCTCAGTTTTTTGGATGAATGTGATGGCGTTTGTGGCTTGTAACGCGAGAATATTGGTTTTTATGCTGATGCAATCGGTATGGGCTGATGACAACGCGACTTGCACTAGCCTGGCAAACTGCCGAGTTGAGACCACCATCACGCAAAGCACCAGCCCAGGTAAAACAGAAAATTTAGTGCCAGGCATATCGACTTGGAATACATCGGGTGATGCGACCTCGACGACAAATGATGGCAATAATTATTGTGTCTCGGGGGCTAATTGTACGGGCTACCAGGGCGGCAGCTTCTACAGTGATTTAATTAAACTTAATGAAAAGATGAGCATTGAAGAAATACAGGCTGGATTTACTTTGGATTATGGCGCGACCGTTCGCAGTCACAGCTCAAATGCGTCCATCCCATTATGCGCTGACACGAATGGCGACTGTAAAGACAGTTTAACGATTGCTTTAGAATTATTTAATAACAACGAATCGGTCGAAAAATATACGCATGAATTTGTGTTGGACTATGCCGGATTGAAAAATTATGCGTTTAGCCAGGACATTGCACCAAACACTTATGAAACGCTTGATGCGTTGATGTCTCTGACAGGAAAGGACGATGGCTATGGCTCTGGTCTTTGGGGGCCACAATTCAGCGATGCGTTTGTGATCAGCACATATACTCAAATTGAATACATCAGCTCAGAAATCTATCGGCTCATCGAAAATACGTTAATGGATTCTTACGTTTTAGATGTTACCAACAGTTTAGATGATCGATTGGCCCAGTTATCCACATTAGAAGAAGCTGAAGCCCTGCGCCTGGCAGAGATTGAATCCGCAAGATTGGAAGCTGAAAGGCTAGAGCAAATGCGCCTGGCTGAAATTGAGCGATTAAGGCTGGTCGCCCTCGAAGAGGCAAGAATAGAGGAAGAACGACTGGCAGCGGTGCAAGCGGTGACTGACACTCAGGCAGTTGAACCCGAGGTAGTTGAATTGCCCACGGTTGTGGAGATAGAGTCGCCATCGATTGTAAATTTTGACGACCAAACGGATGTGACTACTCAATCGGTAATGGCCCAGGTGAGCGTGCCAGTCGAGGTGCCAAGTGAAATGCCAACACTAGAGCTAGAGCCTGAGATTGAAATTGCGCCAATCGCGACGTTTGATGTAGAGGTCGAGGTGGAATTAACGGTAGAAAGTTTTGATGTTGAGCCGGAGCCAGTAGTCGAAAGTCAGCCAGAAGCGGAAAATACCCCAGTTGCAGTTGAAAATGAAGCGCCTGCAGCTCCTCGAACAGCATCCACGCCCAGCGAAAGCGAAAAGAAAGCACCAGAGACGTCCAAAAAAGTAGCTAATGAGCCTAAAACTAAGCCGAAACCATCAAGACAAGAGATTGCAAAACGAGTGGCAACAGCAATCGTAGCTAAGCTAGCCGAGAGTTACACAACCTCCCAGGTGCAAAACGTCGCACTAGCCGCAATGACATACGGTACAGATATATCAAGTTACAACAATCAGCTCGTCGACAATCCAACCTGGTATCAGGCGACTGAGTTGCCAGGCGGCACAAATTACGACCATCCTTATTCGAGGTTTTGGTTTGGTGAGGAAAACGAGCTTTATCTGAAGATGGAGGAGCAGCAATGGCAGAAATAGAATACAGCGGAATTAAGATAGGAGGCTCGAAGCTGCTATTGATTGTGCCGCTAATCGGAACGATCGTTGGCGGTCTATGGGGGGGGTTTGAGCTTTATTCGCGCTACCTGTCGATGGAAGAACAGATCTCAGCATATGTGGCACCAGATTTATCCGGCATTGAGGCGACAGTTGCTTTATTCAAGCAGGATAACGAAGCAACAAAAGAACTGGTGATTGATATGCGCAATTCGACCAGGGAAGACATAGCGACATTGTATAAAAATCTTGATAAACAGGATTTAAGGAATAGAGCAAACGTCGAATCAGTGCGCTCAATGATCACCGCCTTCGAGGGACGGTTGGCCGATAAGATGGCGCGATTAGATGATCAGATTGATGGGCTTGAGGAAAAATTAGATTTAAGAATCAAGCGAGCGCTTGAAAATCCGCTTAACAAATAAAGCATAGCTTGTCATCCCACTAAAAGATCATGTTTTAGTAGGACGACATTGGGCAAAAAAAATGCTTGCTTTCCGTAATAAAAAGGGGAGAATAGCTCATAATTACGATTTATGACTAAAAAGCTGGCTTCGCGCTGGCTTTTTTTATGGGTGCGATTCATGGCTATCACTGAGAAAGATGCCAAGTTAATTGCCCAGGCTATTTCTCAAACACAAAACACATCAGAACACGTACAACATCATCAATGGTTACGCGATGAGATTGAACGCCAGGTTAAAAGAAACAAGCGCTGGGAAAGAGTCTGGCAATCCGCAATAGGTGCTGCCGTATTAGCTATATTCTCAGGGTTAGCTGCTATTGGAGCATGGGTGTTAGAACGTAATGGACAATAGTAAATACTTTTCTAAGGCCGAGCTGCAGTGTAAATGCGGTTGTGAAGCGGCACCAATGAACGCTACGTTTTTAATTATGCTCGATGAATTGCGAGCAACTTTTGGCAAACCATTATTAGTGTCATCAGGTTATCGTTGCCCAGCACACAATAGTCTTGTCAGTTCGACAGGTGGTACGGGGCCGCATACGTCAGGTAAGGCAGTTGATTTAAGAGTTGACCGAGGCGCAGCCCATCAGCTGCTTAAAATTGCGATGGACATGAATTTCAGCGGCATAGGTATTAACCAAAAAGGCAGTGGACGTTTCATACACCTGGATATATTGACTGAAGGCTTAAGACCTACGGTCTGGAGTTACTGATGTTTCAAGCATTTCTTGGGCCAATAGCTAACCTGGCATCGACCTGGATGGAAGGTCGGAATGAAAAGATTAAAGCAACCACCAGGGTAAAAGTAGCAACGGCAGAAGCCGAAGCTGCAGTGATGCAGAAGAAAGCGACAGGTGAGATTGAATGGGACGTAGCCCAGGCTAAAGCCAGTGAATCGAGCTGGAAGGATGAATGGTTAACTATCGTCTTTACCTTACCAATCATTTTATTGCTGTTTGGGGAGGAAGAACGAGTGTCTAACTTCTTCGAGGCGTTAGATAAAGCTCCAGACTGGTATCAGTATCTATTGGGAACGATAGTGGCGGCAAGTTTTGGATTTAAAGGTGCGGCGAAGTTTATGGGTAAAAAATGAAATACCCACGACGAGTCCAGGTACAAGGGCAACGCGCCCTGGTAAACAACCCAAAAGAAGAACGAGAGTTGCTAGAAAAGATTAAAGCGGCAACCAACGATGATTCAAAGTTAGCAGAAAGCCTAGGCGATGAGTCTTTAGGCCTGTTGATACAAAGAAAAGCCAATCGCATTGATAACCGCTTAACAGGCCCATCAAAAGTAAGAGCCGAAGCCTGGACTAAAAGACTTCAGGATGACGATGAATTGTTTTTGTACTTGTAGGAGAACGTGATGCCGAAGGGAAAAGGAACATATGGCACGGTCAAAGGCCGCCCAACAGTTAAACCTAAGAAAAGAGTGGTCGTTCGCCAAACACCAAAAAAACCTAAAGGAAGATACGCCTGATGGCTCTTACTGTTCGCCAGAAAAAAGCATTAGCACGACACAAAGAACATCATACAGCCAAACACATGACTGAAATGCGCAAGTTGATGAGAGATGGTAAGACGTTCACGCAATCTCATAAGACCGCAATGAAGAAAGTCGGCAAGTAATGGCTGAGTATCAAGGTCGTAAGGTTGCGTTGAACAAGCCTCGAAGGATCCGCAAAGGTGAAGTCAGTTACGGTCGAAAGAAAAGTGAAGTCTATGTAAAGGATGCAGGGAAGGTTCGTCGAGTTACGTTTGGCGATCCTAATATGACAATCAAGAAAGACCAGCCTGCACGCAAGAGTAGTTTCAGAGCTAGGCATAACTGCGCAGATCCTGGGCCAAAGACTAAGGCAAGATACTGGAGCTGCAAAGCCTGGTGATGCGCTACGTGGATCGTTAGCGAAAGTTAATAGGTCTTAAATCTATGATGGTGAGAGCCAATATGAATAAAATCAAAGACTTAGCGTCATGAAAGTAGACGCTATAAAAGAGATCGAAATTGATCGGTTAATACCGTATCCCAATAACGCCAGAACACACTCTGATGATCAGGTTGCGCAAATAGCGGCAAGCATTAAAGAGTTTGGTTTTACTAATCCGGTGTTAGTGGATGGGGATAACGGAATTATTGCTGGTCATGGTCGAGTACAAGCGGCGCGTAAGTTACAGCTTAAAAGCGTGCCGACTATTGATTTAAGCTATCTCACACCAGTACAGCGTAAAGCGTACATCTTAGCTGACAACAAACTAAGCCTAAACGCTGGTTGGGACGTTGAGCTATTGCAGGGTGAGTTGGCTGGCTTGGACGCGCTAGAGTTTGACCTGTCGCTAACAGGCTTTAGTGATAGCGAGTTAGCGGGGTTTTTAGATGCGAATGAAGGGCTAACCGATCCCGATGATGTGCCGGACGTTCCTGATGAGCCTGTAACAAAGCCAGGCGATATATATACTCTCGGAAATCACAGACTAATGTGCGGCGATAGTACCAGCGTTGATGCTATGGATAAGTTGATGGCTGGGCAGAAAGCAGACATGATCTTTACTGATCCGCCTTATGGCGTAAATTACGATGGAGGCAGCAAGAAACGCGACAAGCTAATTGACGATCATGTTGGCACAGACATATACACTGATTCTGTTCCTATTATGGCGATGTACTGCACAGGCCCAATTTATACTTGGTATGCAGATACGAAGCCAAAGGGCCTATATAACGCAGTTGAAGCCGTAGGAGATATTCATTCTCTAATAATATGGAAAAAGAACAACTCAACTTTTAATATGGGCATCAACTACAAGCAGAAACACGAGCCTTGTCTATATTGGAAGCCAAAGAATACAACCCTTAAATGGTCTGGTGGTAGTAAAGAAGACACTGTTTGGGAGATAAAGCGAGAGTCAATAAACAATTTTCATCCGACACAAAAGCCTGTTGAGTTGTCCGAGAGAGCTATAGGAAATCACAGCGTGGGATTGGTTCTCGATTTATTTGGAGGATCAGGTTCAACTTTGATAGGTTGCGAGAGGCTGAACCGCAACGCTAGGATTATGGAGCTTGAACCGAAGTATTGCGATGTAATTGTCAAGCGCTGGGAAGATTTTACAGGCGAGGTGGCGCAGCGTGGTTAACAAATTATTTGATCCAACGGACGAGCAACGTAAAAGCGTTGAAGCGATGGCTGGCTACGGCATCCCTGTTGAAGACATGGCTAAAATGGTCATCAATCCCAATACAGGTGAAGCGGTATGTAAGGCCACGATGTATAACAAGTTTAAGAACGAGCTATCGGTCGGCATGACCAAAGCCAACGCAAAGATAGCCGAATCGCTGTACCGACAAGCCACCGGAGGTAATACCACAGCCGCTATATGGTGGTCTAAAGCTCGCATGGGCTGGAAGGAAACGCAAAGGCAGGAAGTGGACGGCGGGATTACGCTGAAATGGTTAGATGGCGATAGTTGAGATACCGTACAGCCCTAGACCATTACAACGCGAAGCACACAACAACGCAGCACGATTCAAGTTACTGGTGTGTCATCGACGCTTTGGTAAGACGGTATTTGCGGTCAATGAGCTGATTAAAGCGGCTTGTACGAGCACGAAAGAGAATCCACGTTACGCTTACATTGCGCCTTTGTATCGCCAGGCTAAAGCAGTGGCTTGGGATATGTTAAAGACATTCTCTCGCCCTATCCCTGGCATCAAGTACAACGAGGCCGAGTTAAGGGCAGACTTTCCGAACGGCGCACGCATTAGCTTATACGGTGGGGATAATCCTGACACGCTTCGAGGCATCTACCTTGATGATTGCGTGATGGATGAATATGCGCAGATGAGTGAGCGTTTATGGCCTGAAGTGATACGGCCAGCGTTATCGGATAGGAAAGGTGGTGCCATCTTTATCGGCACGCCAATGGGACACAATGCGTTCTACGACATGTACCAGGACGTTAAAGATGATGACGATTGGTACGTTAAGCTGCACAAAGCCAGCGAGACTGGATACGTCGATCAAGAAGAATTAGACGCAGCCAATAAAGCGATGTCCGACGAGCAATATCGCCAAGAGTTTGAATGCTCCTGGCAAGCAGCGGTCATGGGTTCCTATTACGGTCGATTGCTTGAAGAGGCGGAGAAAGAAAACCGCATCGGTAAAGTGGCCCACGATACCGCGTTAGAAGTTGAGACCTGGTGGGATCTAGGCATCGGCGACAGTACAGCTGTTTGGTTTGCGCAACGTGTGGGCACTGAAGTGCGCTTGATTGATTATTACGAGAACTCAGGCGAGCCGTTAAGCCATTACACGCAAGTGATTGATGACAAGCGACAAGGCGGCTATCAGTATTCGCACCATGTATTTCCGCATGACGTTAAAGCCAGGTCGTTAGATACAGGTAAAACGCGAGTGCAAACGCTCCAGGCGCTAGGCATAGAGCCGCACGTTATGGCAGCCGACAGAATTGAAGATGGTATTGAAGCGGTACGCCGCATGCTTAAGAACTGCTGGTTTGATGAGCTGCGGTGTAAGCGTGGATTAGATGCGTTGCGACAATATCGCGCTGAGTACGATGAGAAGAACAGAACCTTCAGACTAAAACCGAAACATGATTGGGCGTCTCACGCAGCAGATGCGTTCAGGTATGGCGCTATGTTTAAAGCACCGAAAATCAGCTGGGAGCCGTTAGAGTACGGCCAACAAGGAATAGTGTAAATGGCTAAAACTACACCAACGACAGACGACCAAATTGCAGCATTGTGCAGATCTGAGATCGACAACGCAGCCGGACGATCTGGAGGCGACATCAGCCAGGAACGAGCAGAAGCGCTTGACTATTATTTTGGTGAGCCATACGGCAACGAAGTCGAGGGACGCTCATCGGTAGTGACTCGAGAGGTCATGGAAACAGTGGAGTGGATGTTGCCCTCGCTGGTTCGCATATTTACCGATGTGGATAATCTGTGTCGATTCGATCCGGTCAACGCCGACGATATAGAGCAAGCGAAGATTGAGACCGAGGTGGTCAATCACGTTTACTGGAAGCAGAACAAAGGCTTTTATAACACCTACACCATGCTCAAAGATGCGTTGCTGTCTAAGACAGGCATCTTAAAAATCTATTGGGACGACACACCAACTGAGACCAAACAAAGCTATGAAGGTTTAGATGAAATGCAGCTGGGCGAACTGATGATGGATACCGCCATTGAGCGTGAAATACTGGAGTTTGAGCAGACCGAGCAAGGCTTTGATGTCACGTTCAAAGAAACAACAGCCAAAGGTTTAATTAAAATAGAGCCAGTCCCGCCAGAGGAATTTGGTATTGCCCGTAATGCTCGCTCACCGTACAGCGAAGATTCTAATTTCTGTTATCACCGGACAGAGAAATCGTTCAGTGAATTAGTAGAAATGGGCTATGACGTGGAGACCATTCGCAGCTTGCCCTTCGATGATGACGTATTGACGCCAGAGCAGTTGGCGCGGTATGCAGATTCAGACTCGCAGATGCCGTTTGATTACTCCTCCACTGAATCGATGAGGATGTATTGGATCTCTGAGTGCTATGTGAGAGTCGATAGAGACGGCGATGGGATCGCAGAGCTTTTCAAAGTCTGCATGGCAGGTGGTAACTACAGCGCAACGAGCAGCCAGTTGTTATCGATTGAGCCTGTGGATTTTATGCCGTTCGCTTGTGTGTCGCCTATCTTGATGCCGCACAAATTCTATGGGCTATCGATTGCTGATCTGACGATGGACATTCAGCTGATTAAATCGACACTGACACGCTCGATGTTAGACAACACGTATTTGTCTAATAACTCACGCACAGCGGTCAATGATCAACATGTGAACCTCGATGATTTATTAACCTCCCGCCCTGGTGGTGTGGTCAGGTTTAAAGGTGATGGTGGCGCAGGTTCCTACATTACGCCGTTGCCACATAACCCGTTACCGCCAGAAGCGTTCAGCATGATGAGTTACCTGGACGATGTGCGCAAACAAAGAACAGGCGTCGGCAATGAAGTCGGTGGTCTAGATTCTAATGCCCTGGCAAACGTCAACACTGGCGTTGCGGCTTTAGCGTATGACGCAGCTCGAATGAAAATAGAGCTGATTGCTCGCATCATTGCTGAAGTGGGTTTCAGGACAGTATTTAAACTTATCCACAAGTTGTTAATGACGCACCAGGACAGAGAAATGGTGGTCAATGTTTCCGGTGAGTTTGGCGCGTTCAATCCGGCTGAATGGCGCGAAAGAGTCAATACGACCATCACTGTTGGCGTCGGTACGGTATCACGCGAACGCCGCATGGTGGCGCTCGATACCATCATGGCGAAACAAATGGAGCAAGTACAAGCTGGCGGCTTGGGTACGATAGTTCAGCCGCACCAGTTGTATCAATCGTTAGCCGATATGACCGATGCGTTTGGTTTGGAGGCGTCATCGTATTTTACCGATCCAAGAACAATACCACCTGCACCGCCACAACCTGACGTTCAGGCTGAGTTAGCCAAAACGCATGCGCAAGCGCTGATGATGGAGGCGCAATCTAAATTGGATGCCAACCAGGTGAAAGTGCAGCAGATGCAAATGGATCAACAGATCAAAATGCGTCAACAAGAATTGAGCATGCAAGAGACGCAACTGAAAGCCGACATCGAGCGCATGAAGGCGCAGCTACAGCAGTTTAAAAACTCCAACGATTCGGACGCTAAGATCGCAAGTCTTGAGCTACAGATGGAAAAACAAGACACCGAGCAAGCTTTGGCGCGTTTGAACTTAGAGCTAGACGCGGTGCAATCTGAGCGCAGCAGCGAAGTGGCCCAATACAAAGCGCAGCTAGACAACATCACCAAGTTGGTGACCTCCGAGGCCAAAGCCGAATCGCCCGTCGATTTGTCTGAAATGCGTGATTTGATTGGCAGCCTTATGGCGCAGAATCAAGAGATGGTTGAGCGCATTGACGCCATGTCACAAAGCGCGTCATCGCCTAAAACGATCATACGAGATGAACAAGGGTTGGTTGTGCAAATAGGTGACCAGCAGATCATACGCGACGAATCAGGGCAGGTGATGCAAATTGGATGAACACACACTCATAGCCGAGCGCGAGCGTGCGCACCAGGCGAAACACTTACTTGAAAACACGCTGTATTTAGAAGCGAAAGCTATCGTTTTAAATAATCTCACTGAAGCCTGGCAAGGCACATCAGTCGCCCAGGCGGATGATAGAGAGCGCATTTATCACATGTTGGTCGCGGCGCGTTCCGTGTTCGATCACATCGATGGCGTAATGCAAACAGGCAAACTGGCACAAATTCAATTAGACAATAACCGCTGAGAGGCAGGAGAACATCATGGCTGAGACTCAACCATCCATAGAAGAAAGAATAAGCGCATCAATGGCACCAGAAGCTGCGGAGCCGCCACCGTTGGCCGCAGTTGAGCCACCGCCAGAGGAGATAGTCAGCGAAGCGCCAGAGGCATTAGAGCAAGTCGAGCCAGAGCAAGTCGAGCCAGAAGCTATAGCAACGGATGACACGTCGGATGACACGCCAGATGTCACGCCAGAGAGCGAAGAAGAAGCAGTGCAGCTGACGTCGCTGCATGAATTGGCCGAGCATTTAGGGGTCGAGCAAGCTGATTTGTATCAGTTGCAGATCCCCATCACCGATCCTAGCGGTGAACGTCGGGAAGTTAGCCTGGGCGAATGGAAAGACACGTTTCAGAATAACCAACGTGCCGAGCGTTTAGCGCAAGAAGCGTCTGAGCTGAAAACCCAATTACAAGAACAGCAAGTGCAAGTCTCTGAAGCAATGGAACGCCAAGCACAAGAAGGGGCCGCTTTTCTTAGCCAGGTCGAATCAACGTTGCAACAAGAGTTTCAATCAATCAACTGGGATTCACTGAGGGTCAGTAACCCGACGGAATGGACAGCGAAACGACAAGAATTTCAAGAGCGCAATGGTCATTTACAGAACATGCGCCAACAAGCTGCGAGCGCTTACGACCAACAAAAAGCGGCGCACAGTAAACAGAATCAGGAGCAAATGGCAGAAGTGACCGAGCGAGAGCATCGCTTAATGGTTGCTGCCGTTCCAGACTGGGCAGACGATAGCAAAAGAGACGCTGAGACGGCGAAACTGCGCGATTATCTCCTCAACACAGGCTATTCCCAAACAGAAGTCGATAACGTATATGACCATCGGAACATTGTGTTAGCACGCAAGGCCATGATGTTCGACGCGATGTCTAAAAGTGGGAATGCTGCGAAAAAGAAAGTGCTTAAACTTGGCAGTAAGGTTTTAACGCCTGGAGCCAAGCGTTCAAAAGTACAAGCACAAGCAGGTGCTGAAAGCGCGTTAAGAAAGAGCTTGAAAAAGTCAGGCTCCGTTGATGACGCTACGGCGCTGATACAACACAGACTCACTAACAGGAGATAAATTATGGCTATTCCAGGAGGAACGCTTAGTGCGTTCGCTGCGATCGGTCAACGAGAAGACCTTTCAGATATTATATACGATATTAGCCCTATGGATACGCCGTTTCTCAGCAATGCGAAACGCGGCTCTGCCAAAGCTGTCTATCATGAATGGCAAACTGATTCGCTTACTGCGGCTGCTGTCAATGCGCAGATAGAAGGCGATGATGCGACTACAAACACTGCGGTCGTGACTAACCGTTTGGGTAACTTCACTCAGATCAGCACTAAAGTGCCTCGCGTGACAGGGACATTACAGTCTGTTGCCACTGCTGGCCGAGCTGATGAGATGAGTTATCAGATCTCAAAATCAGGTAAAGAGCTGAAACGCGATATGGAAACGGCTTTAACTGGCATCCAGATCGGAACAGCTGGCGGCGCAGGTACAGCGAGAACTCTCGCAGGTATTGGCTCCTGGCTATCCACCAACCAGGCTCAGTCAGGTGCAGATACCACTACACCTCCAACAACGGCTGGCGCTCCTGCTACTGCTCCGACTCCAGGTACTGCAGCAGCCTTCTCTGAAGTTCAGTTGAAAGCTTGTCTAGCGGCCGTTTGGAACTCTGGCGGTAATCCTGGTGTTGTGATGTGCGGAAGCGCAAACAAGCAGCTGGCTTCAGCGTTTGCAGGTATCGGAACGCAATTCCGAGATGTGCAACCAAATGGCCCAGTAGCGCCAGGCTCAATTGTCGGTGCGGCTGATATTTATATCAGTGACTTCGGGCAGTTACAAATTGTAGCTAATCGATTTATGGCAGCGGCAAATGTTTATGCGCTTGATATGGATTATTGGGAAGTCAATTCTCTGCGTCCGATCCAAACTGAATCACTGAGTAAAACTGGTGACTCGGATCGCTCCATGATATTGGCGGAATATACTTTGTCATCGCTGAACGAATCAGCGTCTGGGAAAATATATACCACTACATAGGTAATCCCCTACTACAGCGAGGCAACTCGCTTCTCCCAAAAAGGGCGACTTCGGTCGCCCTTACTTTTAACAAGAGGTGATATATGAAATCAGCATCCAAAAAAGATTCTTTGAAAAACTTTACAAAAACAAACAATCAGGCCATGAAAAAGACAGGCAATTTTGTCAAAGGTGCTATGAATCAAATGGGCAAGAATGCGACATTTAATAGCGGCTCCAAACGGCACGCTTAAATGAAGCGTTTATTAGATTACGATCCTGTAACTGGCACGCAGTCCTGGCATGAATACGATCACAATACCAAGATCACAACGATTGCTGAAGTGCAGGACGTTGAGCCTATTTTAAACGCCAACAAAGCGGCAAGAAATCAAGGCCAAGGCGGTGCGATGGGGTTGAATGAGGTCTCACAACGTGGCATTAAAAACAACTGGTGGCATGCTGCCTCGGTGCCAAACTCGGTCATTCTGAAATGGAAAAAAGAGCTAGGCGTCGACATCTACAACAGAGACCATTTGCCAGCCATCAAGAAGCTGTTGAATAACCGCGACTGGTCTTATTTACGCACAGGGACGGGGCGTGTCTGAGCTATTACAAGATTGCGATACCGCAATTGAATATGGCGATCTGGAGTTTGCCGGACAAGGCTTATTAAAAGTATTGTCGCAAGATCCAGCGAACCATGAAGCCTGGACAACGCTGGCACGGTTTTTCATCGATGCTGGTAAAGCGCCATATGCTTATCCAATAGCGGTTGCCGCTGTGTCTGAGAGTAAGACCTGGCGTAATCTGCTATTACTTGGCTCGGTGCAAGCTGTATTACAGAACGCTAAAGAAGCCTGTAAGACTTTGCAGCAAGCGTTAAAACTCATGCCGGACGATGAGCCTGATAGCAACAAGGCGATTGTTTATCGACAGTTGGCTAGTGCTTATGTGCAAGGCTATGATTTTGAAAAAACCAAATATTACGCCAATTTGTCGCTTGCGCTCGAAGATCATCATCAGCCTAAAACATCACTAGCGTTTGCTGCATTGCACGAACGTGACTGGGACACAGGCTGGAAACTGTATCGCTCGCAGCTAGGTAATTCAAACCAGCGAGAGCTACAAGACTATGGATTGCCAGAATGGAAAGGCGAGAAAAAAGCCACGGTTTTAGTGTACGGCGAGCAAGGGCTGGGCGATCAGATTGCCTATATGTCTGCTTGTCCGTTCACGCCCAAACAAATTATCTGCAACCCTAAATTAACCGAATTGTTTAGCTTAACGTTTCCGTTTAGCGAAGTGCATGGCTCGCAATTTGATCCGTTTAACAAGCCTGTCAAAGCGACGCATCAAGTCTCGATGGCAAGCTTTATGCCTTACACGAAAATGAAACGACGAGGCGCTTATCTGAAACCGCGCAGAGAAAAAGAACTGCAATGGTCAGGGCTATTGTCATCGTTGAACTATGGCAAGCCGCGCATTGGTATCGCCTGGACGGGTGGCGCGATGAAGTCAGACGGTTGGCGCAATAGAAATCTCAGTTTGCATGATTTAAAACCTATTTTAGATTTAGATGCGACATTTGTGTCTCTCGAATACAAGGACAGATCTGACGAAATAGCGCAGTTTACGAAAGAGACAGGCATTTCTATACAAGATTGGCCCTGGGGCAATATGTCTCAAGCGTATGAAGATCAGGCCGCTTTAGTTTCTCAACTTGATTTGGTGGTCAGCGTCCCGACGACGGTCTATCACTTGGCGGGTGGGTTAGGCGTGCCAGCGATGGTATTGGTTCACGATCAGCCACATTTTCACGAAGGGATCAGCGGTGATTGTCCCTGGTGGGAATCAGTTAAATTTTATCGACGCTCAGAGATGGGAACGCAACAAGCTATTGAAGCGGTGAGAGATGCCATTGTTGGGTCATTTAAAGAGATGAAAACAGGAAAAATAAAAATAGCATGAGAGTCTATATCGGTATCGATCCCAGACAGCCCGTCGCTTTCAACGTGTTGCAATGGTCTATCACGCGCAGAACCAGTAAGCCGTTAGCCATCGTGCCTTTAGTCTTGCCGACGCTGCCTATTACTAGGAGCGGTTTGACCGACTTTACTTATTCTCGATACCTGGTACCCGCATTGTCCGGCTTTCAAGGGATAAGCGTATTTTTAGACGCTGACATGCTGTTACAGACCGATATTAATGAGCTAGAGACATTGATTGACACAGAGCATGCGGTCTCAGTCGTCAAATCATCACAACGCTTTGAATGGCCCTCGATGATGGTGTTTAACAACGAGAAATGCAAAACACTGACCGCTGATTATATTAACGATGAAAACAACCATCCGAGTGATTTTAAATGGGCTGACTCAGTAGGCGAGCTGCCGACAGAATGGAATTTCACAGTAGGTTACGACAAGCCTATAGATGCGCCTAAGTTAATCCACTACAGCGCTGGTATACCGCATTTCCCTGAGACAAAAGATTGTGATTTTGCGGATGCCTGGCGACAAGAATTTGATTCGATGGTGGGCAATTGCAGCTGGTTAGAACTGATGGGTGATTCAGTACACGCTGAATGGGTCTTAAACAACATTACGGAGAAGCGTAAAGCATGGCAATCTCGACATACAGTGAATTAAAAACAGCCATCGCCGATTGGACTGCGCGAGATGATTTAACCAGTTATATCGACAACTTTATCGATCTCGCTGAAACCTATTTAAAACGTGCGCCATCATTGCCACGTTTGGCGGAGATTGGCGGGGTTCGAGGCAACATCACGCGCTTGTCAGGCACGCTGTCAACGTCAGCAAACACACTCGATCTGCCAGCAGATTATTTAGACTCCTATCGTTTGACGTTAACCTCTGGTGGCGTGACAGGCATTGTGCGTTACGTCGATCCGACACAGTTAAGCGTCTACAACCGATCAGGAACTGGTTTGCCGCGTTTCTACACTATTTCAGACAAAATTGAATTTGATGTAACCCCAGATTCGGCCTATGCCTATGAGTTGTCCTATTACCCAAAAGTAACGGCCTTATCTGCGTCGAATACGACCAACTGGGTGTTGACTGATTATCCTGATGTGTATTTGGCGGCGTGTTTGTTTCATGCGTTCCGCTTTACCCAGGACGATGCGACCTCAAAAGATTGGCTCGACCAATATAAAGTGGCCGCCTGGTCAGCGTCAGAGACTTATCGCCAGGGCCGTGTGAATCAAGGGCCGATCAGCGTTAAAACGGATTCAATCACGCCATGATCAAACCAACCACATTAAAATTTGGCGAATGGTTGCCCGATCAAGCTGCTTTATCTTCGCCAGGGGTGACTGAAGCGCAGAACATACAGCCGCATGGGACAGGTTTTCGCTCCTGGGGTTCACTTGCGACTGATTCCACTGCGCTGACTGCTAAAGCCAGAGGCGCGGTCGCGATGATCGATGGTGATGCCAATGTGCGCATGTTTGCTGGTGATGCGACTAAATTATATCGCTATGCTGCTGGTACCTGGACAGATAAATCTAAATCAGGTGGTTATTCAAACGATACGCTAGATAACTGGAATTTCTTAAAGTTTGGGACGCAAGTGATTGCGACTAATTTTGCTGACAACATACAGATTGGCCCGATTGATGGGACATCTGTTTTTGCTGATTTAGGCGGAAGCCCTCCAAAAGCTCGTTTCATTACAGGTGTGCGCTCTTTTGTTGTTCTTGGCGATATTGCCTCGCATCCCACAAGAGTCCAATGGTCAGGGCAAAATAACGAAACATCTTGGGGAACGATCCCAGCTACGCAAGCTGATTTTCAAGATTTGGTCGGCAATGGCGGCAAAATCATGGCCGTGACTGGCGGCGATGTTGGCGTGATATTTCAAGAGCGCTCTATTTGGGAAATGCGTTATGAGGGGCCGCCGTTAGTTTGGTCTTTCAATGAAACCTCGGTTGGCATTGGGACGCCTTCCGAGGGATCTGTTGTGCGCTACGGAAACAGTGTGTTCTTCTTATCCGAGTCTGGCTTTCAACGTTATGACATTGGGAAAGGCACGACTCCTATTGGCGATCAAAAGGTCGACCGCTGGTTTTTAGATCGCGTAAATAAAGAAAGTTATTACACCATCTCAGCGGCGATTGATCCGGCCAACTCGAAGGTTGTCTGGTCGTACCCTAACGGCGCATCCGGTAACGATGAGCTGTTGATTTACGATTGGAAATCAGATCGTTGGGGTTACGCGGTTCTCGATACTGAGATTATATTCGATGGTTTATCACCTGGTTACACGCTGGATTCGTTAGATTCGGTCGGTGGTACGACTTACACGCTCGACAGCCTTCCGGCATCGTTAGATTCTGATCTATGGAAAGGTGGTGCAGCTGGTCTATATGGGTTCAGCACAGCTCATAAATCAGGTGATTTTACTGGGACGGCCTTAACCGCACGCTTGGAATCTGAAGAAGTGGCAAGCGAAAACACCAATATTTTAACGTGCAATAACGTACTGCCTTTGATTGAGGGTGGAAGTGCGGTTAATACCGTCTATGTGGCGACCAGAGCAAATCAAAACTCAGACATATCCTATTCGTCAGGTGTGACGGTAAACAGCGCCACAGGGCAACACAATTTTAGAAAGAGCGCACGTTATATGAGATTTAGAGTCGATATTGCTGGTGGGTTTGATCACGCGCTTGGTGTTCGCGCCAGCATTGCGGCCAAAGGGTTAAGATAATGGCTAATCCATACGTTGATGCTTTAAACGAAACCAATCTCAGCACAGGCATTACTGGTTTGATCATGCGTAATTTTATCAATGATCAAAAACCAACAAGCCAAGCAGACGCGCTGTCAAAATTAGAAAATTATGCACCTGGCGGCAATCCTGGGATGACGGGTTTGCTGAAAACCGAATTTTCAAAGCCTGAATACAATCTGCAAGGTCGCCTAGATCGAGTAGAAGCACAAAAGCCAGAGAATGTAGCCGCACGCAAACAAGAAAAAACATTAAGCGATGCTGGTTTTTCGCCGACTGTACGGTGGAATTTGCCGGATTATGTAGAGCCAGCGGCCTATTATGTAAATCCGTCGCAATTTGACGCCAAAGAATTGCCTTATAACATGGTTGGTGTTGGCGCTACGAACTACGGGATTGACTTAAACAACGTCACAGATCGCTATCAGGATATATGGGAAACGTATGGACAATATGCCGAAGGCGTAAAGCCCTGGTCGCAAAGCCCGATTCCTGAATCCGAAGCTAAAATGGGCGGTAATAAGTCCATCTGGGAGGGCATGAAAGATTTTCTCGGGCCGCAAGGACAAACGTCACGCGAACGCTATGGGCCGCAAGCTGCGGCAGCTTATGATAATTACTTAAAAACAGGCCAAATCACTGATGCTATGCCAGCGGGAATGGCGTTTGACGGGATTGACTACGGCGCTCGCTATACAGGCAACAAGTTTCAAAATAAAAAAGGCTCTATATTTGACCGTTTTATAGCGCCAGCGTTAAAAATAGGCGCAACGATTATTAACCCGTACTTAGGGATGGCGACAGCTGCCACCATTGGCGGCATTCAAGGAAAACCGATAGGCGACATTGCTTTAGATACTGCGCAAGCTGGTGCGTCTGGTTATGGTGCGAACCTAGTCAAAGGTGCTGGTGGTTTTGCTAATTTAACGGCAGCAGAAGCGGCAAAACTGGGCGCTGTTACATCTGCAAATACTCTAGCGACCGGACTAAGAACAGATTTTGATCCAACACAGACAGCATTAACGGCTGCAACAACCTCGGGTGGACTCAGTGCAGCGGGTGGAGCTATAAGCGATGCTGTAGGTAACGTGTTACCTGATGCGATTACAAACATACCTGGACAAGTGGGTGACGCATTAGGCAATCCCATACAAAGTATAAGAGACGCATTACCTGATTTTATGACTGGCGCTTCTAATTTGCCGTCTAATATTCCAACAGATTATTTTGATTTATCAAACACAGTGCCAGATCCGTTATTTCCGGCAGGTGGCACAGCGTCTAATACTCTGGCAAACGCAATAAACCCTACAGGCTTAGTTAATAACCCGTTCAGTAACGTGCCAGTCGGCAATAACTTGCTGTCAAATCAAGCTGTATCAAATGCCATTAACCCGAATTTTGCCAGCCAATCGATTGTGCCAACCTCGTTAATGCCGTCAAATTTGCTTGAATTTCCTACGGTAGATCCTTTATTTCCAGAAGGCGGTACGGCAGACATTACGCTGCAAAATGCAATGAACCCGACGGGTTTACAAAATAATCCGTTCACTTACCAAGAAGTGCCAGATGAAACGATAGACGCTCTTTATGGACAAGGGCAATTTGGGGTTAATAATCCGTTTGCTGATGCGCCTCGTTACATCGAACAATTTACAGGCGGCCCAAAGTCTACCCTAGACAATATAAAAGAAAACCCATTTGAAGCGGCAAAACTTGCGCTAGGTTTAGCGGGTGACTTATTGCCTGATGGCAAAGCTGCTGACTCGGCAAGTAGTGGCAACCCTTACAGCGCTCCAAAAGCGCCAGCCGTGACAGGACGGCCTCGACAAGACTATTTGACAGGCTATACACCTATGCAAATGCAACCAATCAACTATCAATCTTTTTATAACCCTTACGCTAGGAGCTAATCATGGCTTTGCAATACGCCAATTATCAACCTAATTTGAACGCTTTAAACATGGGCGGCGCACCAGTGAGCACGCCTGGCATGATCAATACCAGCGCAACATCATCTCCTTATTCTGGTCAGCGACCGTATTTAGATGAAAGCTTTGCGGAAGCGCGGAAACTTTACGAAACTGGCGGCCCTCAAGGTTTTGGGCAATCAAGAGTTGCGGGCTTTGGCGACACAACCCAAGGCGCATTGAGCAACATACAAAATACCGCAATGGCAGGTAGCCCTAATATTGGTGTCGGTCAGAACTTACTCGGGCAAACATTGTCAGGCGATTTTTTAAATTCAAATCCTTATTTAGATCAAATGTACAACCAGGCGGCTGATAACGTCACGCGCAATTATCAAGAGGCCGTTGCTCCAGGTATCGGGGCAAGCGCAGATTCTAGGGGCCGCTATGGTTCCGGTTTGTATCAAAACATGATGGCTAATTCACAACGCGAGCTAGGCAATTCACTAGGACAATTAGCAACGAATGTATATGGTCAAAACTATGCGACTGAGCGTGGCCGACAAGATTCAGCAATAGGCAAGATCCCTGGCATGGCAGGACTTAATTATTTTGACGCCAATCAAATGCTAGGCGTAGGTCAAATGCAAGATACACAAGCTCAAAATCAACTATCGGATCAATACAACCAATATATGTTCGATCAAAATAGACCAGGCAGAAATCTCGCCAATTACCAAAACGCAATCACTGGAAATTATGGCGGCACAACAACGGCCACTCAGCCGGATTACAGCAACAGCACAGCGGCCAACATAGGCTCTGGCATCGGCATAGCTTCTGGTTTGATGGACTTATATTCCAACTATAAAGCGCTAGGATAAAACAATGGCAGAAATCAAAGACTATTCGGTCACAGCAGATGACAATAATGCTACGAGTCCAGCGGGAATGCCTGAGAACATGGCACCATCTGGCGTCAATAACTCATGGCGAGAATCGTTTGCTAGAGTCAAACGCTGGTATGAGGACATCAACGGCACAAAATCAACGACTGGATCAAGTAACGCTTATGTCTTAGCGGCAGCTCGAACAGTGACCGCGTATGCCCAGGGCGATGCGTACATGTTCAGAGCCAATCACGCCAACACTGGCGCGGCAACTTTAAATGTCGATTCAATCGGTGCGGTGGCAATAGTCAACAATACGCAATCTGCATTGGCCGCTGGTCAGATACAAAGCGGTGGAATGTACCTGGTGGCTTACGATGCAAGCAATAGTAAGTTTCAATTGGTAGGCGCGTCGGCAACGTCTGCATCTGGCGATAATATTTTCATATTCAACGCATCTCCATCGGCTACGCTAGAAAATTCTACGGCAGAAGATACCGCTGGTGGACGTGAAAGCACGATCCAATGGAAAGGCTTACAGTCAGGCTCAGAAGAATCAACGCTAGTTAAAATCATTGGCTCGCATGATGGCACGGCAGACGACCAAAAAGGCAAGCTCCAGATTTATACTAATGACGGCGCTGATGGTGATAGCCCAACTCTCCAGGTAACAATTGATAGTGCTGGATTATGCGCATTAGTTGGGGCCGCAACAATTGGTGGGACATTGACCGTGACTGGTGTCACAACGCATGGTGGAAATGTGGTTTCAGACACCGATTCCACCGATGATCTTGGAACAACGGGTGTTCGCTGGGCTAATTTGTTTGTCGACGCTATCACAGTTACCGATCAGGTTACAGCAACAGGATTCACAGGTACGCTAGATGGTATTTTAGGAAGTGGCGCAGCCGCAGCCGCAACTGTAACTACGCTTGATACCAGTGGAGTTGTGAATTTAAATCTGACCACTGACTCATCGAGTTCAACTTCCGGCGCTCTTATCATCGACGGTGGTGTCGGTATCGCTAAAAAGTTATTCGTAGGCACTGACGCTGATATAGATGGCACTTTAGAGGCTGATGCGATTACTTTAAACGGCACTGCTTTAGGCAGTCTTTATAGTCCCATTGCTGGCAGCTCATCTATAGTAACCACAGGCGCATTAAATTCTGGAAGCATTACGTCTGGTTTCGGAGCGATTGATAATGGCGCATCTGCTATCACCACAACTGGTGCAGTCTCAGGCGGCACAATAACAGGCAGCACGTCAGTCAAAACGCCATTGATTGAATATACCGACGGTGATGATGCTATTACGATTGCCGATGGCGGAGGCACTACGTTTGCGCAAACTGCGGCTATTCCAGCTATTACTGGCCTTGCTAGTATCAACTCAGGGCAGATAGGCGGTAGCCGTAACAAAATAATCAACGGGGCTATGGAAATAAACCAACGTGGAACCGCAGCAGTAGCCACTGATGGAGCGATGGTATCTGATAGATGGAAAATGACAGAAGCAGGTGGCGGCAATATGACTTGTCAGGTCGTAGCAGATGCCCCAGCAAGTTTTAGAAATAGTATAAAAGTTATTGCATCTACTGCAGATGACTGCTCACAAGCGGCTGATGAATACACAATCCAGCACAGAATTGAAGGCAATAATGTTGTTGACCTTTATTATGGAAACTCTGGGGCTAAAACAACTACATTATCTTTTTGGGTTAAAAGCTCTTTGACAGGAAATTTTGCTTGTTTTTTAGTAAACGCCGCACAAAATAGATCGCTTGTAAAGCAATACAATATAGCCCAAGCAGACACTTGGGAAAAGAAATCTGTAACTTTTGTTGGAGACGAAGCAGGAACTTGGCTAATCACTAATGGGATAGGATTAAATCTTTGTTTTACATTAGGTGCAGGTACAAACTATGCAGGTACGATAGATTCTTGGCAAGGATCACGGTTAATGCGTGGCAGTTCAAGTGTGCAAATGATGGCTACTGTCAATGCTACTTGGTTTGTTACTGGAGTTCAGCTAGAGGTAGGCTCAACAGCTACTGATTTTGAATATAGAACTTTTGGCGAAGAATTAGCGTTGTGTCAGAGGTATTTGCCTAGTTTTACAGGAAGAAACATGTTTATGGGTTTCGCAGCTGCTACAACTTATGGGTATTACACAGTGAACTATCCAGTTCCCAGTAGAGTAATTCCAACGGGACTATTTGTATCCAGTTTAAGTGGCTTTGAAATCTCGACCATTGGAGGCTCGGCACAAGCTTTTACATCTCTAAATATCGTCTCTGGTTATATTGGCAACAACTCATGTTGGCTTAATCCTAATGTGTCTTCTGGCTTAACCGCCAATGGTACAGCCTTCGTAAGACATGGATCTGGTATTATTTATTTAACAGGATGCGAACTATGACAACTTGGAAATACACTGATGCAACAAAGCGCGTGGTGTCGCGCACTTTTGATAATGGTAGCATGGAGTCGTGTATGGTTGAAGCTATTGCAGAATGGCTATCCGAAGGCAACACCCCAGAACCCTACATCGAGCCAGTACCAACATACCAAGAGCTACGTCAACGTGCCTATCCGTCTATTCCAGACCAGCTTGATACCATCTTCCACGGTGGTATTGATGCTTGGAAGGCAACCATTGCCACTGTTAAAAACAAGTATCCCAAGTCAGCAGAGGAGGCAAGCTAATGGCATTATTAGATTTTGGACGATTGATGCGAGCTGCTGGACAAACTATTCAGGGCTTACCAGAAAATGCTGGCGTAAGGGGTGGTCTTTCATTGTTATCGGCCAATCAGCCAGGACAAAGAAATCCAGTTGATCAACCAGGTTCATTTCTCAAAGGCATGTTGCAAGCCAACAGTCTGAAACAAAATCGCCTGGCGCTCGAGGAAGCTGCGAAAGAGAAAGCGCGGCAGGAGGCTATGCGTATACGGCGCGAACAAGCAAGGGCAGCCCTAATGCCTACGCTTACGCCACAAAATCAAATGATGTTTAACGCTTTCCCCAATAATCCAGACGTTATAAAAAGCATGATAGCCAGTCAAAACCCGAAGCCAGCTGAATATACCGATATACAATACGAGCCTACAACCGGAAGACCATTTGGTTACAACAAATCAACAGGTGTAGTTGAGTATATCCCAATGAATACGTTGAGAGCGCAAAATTTACAACCGTCAAATGGCGTTCCTGCTGTTAGTGCCGTAGATAATAATGGCGTTGCTGCTAGCGCCGCTAGTGATCCTAATATTGGGTTTGAGCTAGAAAAACCTAAGACCGCTTTAGAGCTAAAAAAAGAAGAATTAGAAGTAAACAAACTAGAAAGCGAGCAATTAGCAAGAGCTAACGTAGTTAAAGAAAAACAGCAAAAAGTAAATTTAGCTAAACAAAATGCGACTGCTGCTGCTGATCGTTCACTTGATGCGATAAAAGTCATAGATGCTGTGTTGAAAGAAAACCCCGAAGGTGGGATTGATTTCGCTGGGCCAACAGGCAAATCAGGGCAATTCACTCAACTAGTAGCTGGAACACCGCGTTATGAAATAGATGCTCAATTGAAAACTATTTATGCGGCTTTTGGCTTCGGAACTTTAGCAGAGATGAGAGAGGCTTCAAAAACTGGTGGGGCCTTAGGCGCGATAAACGAAAGCGAAATGGCTTTGTTAATTGCTAGCGTGATTTCGTTAGATCCAAATACAAGACGGTCAACTTTTGACAGCCAACTAAAGAAGGTTCAAAAGTATTTTAACGATATTAAAGACAAATCAAAAATTAATGACAGTTATTCTGATTATTCCGCATCTTTAAACAATACAAGCAATACAAACAATACAAACGAAAATGAAATTTTAGATCTTACTAAGGATTAGTAATGGCTACAGCACAATTTAAACTTTCTGACGGTCAAATCATTTCGGCAAAAATAGCTGGCGAACAACCAACAGCTATAGAAATGGAAAAACTTAGAGCAGTGCATCCTGGCGCAATTTATGAAGCTCCTAACGCAGCTCCTCCAGAAATGGCAACTGCACAAAGCGTTGCCAACCCAGTAGGCGCGTTTGCTCGCAATTTACAAGACAAGTTATTTTTCAATCGAGGCAATGAATTTTCTGCTGGCGTTCAGGCGTTGCCAGCGTTAATCCCTGGGGGCCAAAGTTTCTCGGACGCATATTCAGCAAACATGGCTGGCTTAAACCAAGAGCAAGCTAATTTATACGCCAATAATCCTACTGCGGCGCAAGCGTCCGAAATAGCTGGCCTGTCGATACCCGCGTTTGGTCTTGGCGGCCTACTTAGCAAAGCGCCAATGGCGATTAACATGGCTTCAGATATAGCGGCTAAAAAATTCATGCCGCGATTATTAAGTAATGCAGTTGCTGGCGGCTCTATTGCAGCTGCTGAATCAGTGCCTTTTGATATTGGCCGTTCTGAGTCTTTACAAGACATCCCTGGCAATATTGCACAAGGCGCTACAACTAACGCTTTGCTTGGTGGAATTGGGGGCGGTGCTTTGCCAGAAGTGTTTAGCGCAGGTGGCAGTCTTCTTAAAAGTTTGCCGAAGGCTAAAGACATTGTGCCAGCGATAACAGGTGGCGACCTATTTCCTCAACAAGCATCAAATAAGGTAATCGACAGATTTAAAAGTTTGTTAAGTGATTCGGATTTAACTGAATCTGAATTAGTTGGTCTGTTGCAAACTGGTGGGCCCAAATCAATACCAGCTGATGCCTCAAGAACTATGCTTGGAGAGCTTGATGCTTTAGTAAATCAGCCAGGCAAAGCAAAAGACATGGCTATCCCTTTACTAGAAAGAAGAAGCATAGAGCAAGCCGATGATTTATTGAGTGATTTTGGAAAGCCAGGACGAGCAGATAGTATTAGATCGTTAGAGGCTAGTCGAAAAGAAATTGCATCTCCGTTATATAACAAAGCATTTGATAATGGCGTGCCGCACACTGCAGAATTAGAAGATATTTTCCAAGATATTGAGCGATCTTTCCCTAATGCTTGGAAGCAAGCAAAAAATGAAGGGCTTATAGCTGGTCGCGCTAACAGGGAGCCAGTTGATGATTTGTTAGATCAAGCAATAGATGGTACGGAAAGGCCAACTTTACGGGGCTGGCAAGCTGTTAAAGAACATTTAGACGACGTAGAAAGGGGACTGCGTATAAGTGGGAAGAATAAACAGGCAAATAACGTAAAAAAATTCAATAATCGATTGCTCACGGAATTAGATCAAGCAAGCCCTGAGTTTAAAGAGGCCCGTAATCTTTGGTCAGGAACTAAAAATGCACAAGACCTTATTGATGAATTCAAAACCTTTAAAACAATGAAGCCATCTGATTTTGATCTTAAATGGAATAAGCTGTCTCCTGAAGATCAAGAAATTGCCATGATTGGAATCACAGAAACATTAAACGACATGGTCGGTACTGGATCAATGACTGGCGATGCTACACAAGTATTTTACAATATCAATATGCAGAAAAAATTGAAAGAACTGTTAAGTAACGAGCAGTTTGAAAATTTAGCTAAAAAAATAAAAATACTAAGAACGCAACAACTAGCGATGAAAGTAGATCCGACGCGCAGTGCAGCAACCGCGTCTAGGTTGGCAACGCAAGCGGAACAAGGTGGAATTATAGATGATGTTGCAAACGCTACGGTCAACGCTGTAGCTGGTAATCCAGCAAATAGTGCCAGCACTATTGCGCGTATGCTTGGAGGAATAAAAAAGAAGTTAGGTTTTTCTCCAAATTTAACACGCGAACAACGTGATGAATTAGCTGGCTATTTATTGGAGCAAGACGTTAATAAAGTAAAACAATTTTTAACTCAAGTTATTCGACGCACACAGCCAGCCAACCTTGGCGCACCAGGTTTGCTTTTAAATCCTGTTGTAGGGACTCAAGTTGCCCCTAGTTTGCTAGGCGCAAGCACCGCCCCATCATTGAGCAATCAACAATGAGTCTAGCACCTGGTTCCCTACTGGCCCAGATACGTCCAGCGAACACAACAGCTGCCGCCGGATTCACAGCCATTATCCAAACTGAAATCCTGAGAGTCGTAATAGCCAACACTACAGGCTCGGCTGCCACCTTTCGCTTATTTCATGACGTGGGCGGCTCGACCTATGACGAGTCCAACGCATTAGCCTGGGACGTCAGTATCGCCTCAGGTGCTATCAACGACGCTTTACAGGCCTATGGTTCAGGTTCAGGGTTCACGTTGCTCCCAGGCGATACTATTGGCGTTCGTTCAAGCGTAAATAGTGCGCTGACATTTAACCTCTATGGGGTGGTAGCAAGTAGTCGTTGATCGCCAGAGATGCGGTAATGTCTCGCGTAACCCCATCAGTGGGATCTGTAATATCGTCTCCAAAATACTCACAACCTCTGCAAACGCCTGTCCAATCGTCACCATCGGACATTTGCGCGTACAAAGGCTTTTGATCAAAGGGAAGATAGACTTCCTCATACTCTGATTTTTTAACCACATAAGCTACAATTGCTTGTAGGGTTATGACACGTTTATCTATCCTTTCCCCTTCGAGGGCTATTTGCAGCCTCAACATTTCCCCAGGTGACCTTCGGCTTACCATATCTATCTGCTATAAAATGAATACCATCCCCTTCTAATTTCACACATTGCTTTGTCGGCTGCTTGTAGCCAGTCAACTCAATCACTTCTTTATCCGATAAAAACATTTTTTACTCCTAAAACGGTATGTCGTCATTGAAAGGCTCATCGTTCTCAGGCGGCTGATTTTTTATTCCATATAAGTGTGCAGGTTTCGGCGGAACATCCGAAGCTCGGATAACAGTAGCAAGTTTAGGCGTAACGCTAAATTTTAATGCTGGCGCTTTAGGATTGCCTTCAGAGTCGCGTTTCCACGCGCTAACGTAGTAATCAACGCCATTGATCGTCGCTGATCCGGTAAAATGCGGATGCTTCTCGGTTTCACGCCTTTCATTCTTCCAAACAGCTCCTTGGTTGTTGTTGTCATAATCACTCATTTTCTTAGATCCTCTATTACTGTGAATGTGGTGCCTTTTTTCTCAAAATCAGCCAGGTTGATGTTTGGGTATTTTTTCAACAAAGCTGCTTTATCTAGCGAGCCTTTTCTGCTTTGCTCGCGAACCCGCAAGCTAAAGCCATCCCAGCCACCAGAGCCGCCAAGCTCTGACATGAGTTGTTTCTTAGCAATGTCGAGCTTCTGCCCAGCGCTTTGATGATTATCTTTGGCCTCAAAATACGAATCTATCCAGGGCTTTAGATCATCTGGGATTGGCTCAAAATCACGCAGCTCGGTTTCAGCACAAGACATGAGAGGCTCAAAGTCTTTCCAGGCTTGTTGGAGTTTCTGCTGCATCAGCCGATCTGGGAACACATCAATTAAAATCAGCTCCTCAGTCTCTGGATGTCGCAAAGCGTAAATACACTTATCTGCTCCAGAGACCATCAGCTGATGCTGCATTTGGTACTGATGTGGCAGACTCGGGCGACCAGCTAATGCGGCTTTTACCGTTGCATTCATCGATTGAGTCGTTTTGATCTCAAGAATGACATCGCCATCAAAGTTAATACCATCGAGCGATGCCAAGCACTTGCCCTGCACCATTACTGTCGGCATAAAACCAATTTCCAGTTCATCCTCAACTTGCTGTCGAATCAAAGGCTCAAGTCGATGGCCTTCTTTCATTGCATGGCTAACAAATGTCTTAACCATGCCACGTTTGCTCTGAGCAAGCTGACGTGGGTTCTTAGGGAAGTATGGGTTTACAGACATGACACTTGGTGCCTCCGATGCACAAAAGTGATTCTTTCGCACATCAAGCCATTCCTGGCTGCCTTGCACTAAATCAAGAATTTGCGCTTTCATTCGCTTTATCCTCCATTCTTTTTACAACCCTTTTATATTGAAGTTTAGGCAGTTCCTCTAAACTTTTGATCTTATAAAAACCCAACACTTGTGCTGTTTCAGTTTCCGTAGAATCAATCAATTTAGATAAATGGCTGGCCTCTGCTTTTGTAATGGTCTCTATCGGTTGGCTTGCTATCTCTGCGTCATCATCGGGTTCACCGACAATATTCAACATGGCTGCATAGCTATAGCGCCTGGCATACGTCATCGCCGAGCCAATGCCTTGTGCATCGTTTTTAGTAGGCGGCATCAATAATGTTGTTTCGATGCTAGCGCCTGAGACATGAGCTAATACGGTTTTAAGCGCAAAGCGTCCATCGTTGTCGGTTGGCAGTTGCAGAATCATCAAGCCATTGGCCGACAATGCTTCAATCGTCGCATCGTGCATGCTAGCTAGGCTGGCAAACTTGTTTTTGAAATGCGGGTTCACAGAGTCAAACTTAACTTTGGTGAACTCCATTCTGGCTTTCGCCAGTGCTTTATAAAGCTCTACGTTTTCCATTACGCCATCTCCTCGTTTATATAGGGGTTGTAGTCTGGATCAGACCAGTCCTTTTCACATTTCAAGTCTTCAAAATGCTCTTCCACTTGATCTGATAGGTAGTGCGTCACATTTGATCTAATTAAATGTTTTACCTGGTTAATGTTTTCTTCACCTGGGTCCGCAGTCGCCAAAGCAGTTAAGGCTTCGAGGAGCGTGCCTTCTTTTTTCAGCTCGCAAGTATCAGACCAGTCGTGATAAGTAACAGCTTCCCACTTCTCATCGTCGGCAATTTCACCCCAAAGCGTCATTGCAGCGGCCGTCAATTCCCATTCAGGAACAAGGTCAATGGCATGATGCGTCCAAACTAGGTCTTCAATTGCCTGGTCTGCTTTTCCGTTTTTGATAATCATAAGATTCCTCCTAGCTGAAAAGCTATAATGTTGGTGGTAATAAGAATTGACAGTAAAAGGTAGCCAGGCTTGCGAGGTGCCTTATAACGTGTCAAATTTGGCATAAAAATTGTTGGTTGGTCTCTCATGTTTTTCTCCCAAAAAATGTATATATTTATTTAACAGATCTAATTATAAACAAAAACCATTGAAAGTATATAGAAAAATGATGAAATCAGAAGAAAACACATAATAAGTATTTTTGTGTTGCAAGCAGGTGCTTTTAGCTGTAGATTAAATTGCATGAATCACAGACGCTTAGTAAGACAATCCATCGCAGCCTCTGGTTGTAAAACTTTCACAGCGTATGCAGAAAAAGCGGGGGTAAGCAGACAGGCCGTTATGGGCTGGATGAAAAACAATTATGTGCCTGAAAAGTCCCGCATGCGTGTTGCCAGGGCAAGTCATGGTCAGATACATCCTCGATTTTTTACACCACTTTGGGAGAAGTGCCGATGCAACAACAAATAGGACTCTTTGATGTCCCTGCGCCATATCAGCGTAGCAGCCGCACCAGTAAAGCAGCAGCGAAAGCAATACAACCAAAAGCACCAACCAAGCGAGCCATTGTACTAGCCTTTGTTAAAGGCCGTTCCCTTCGCGGGGCGACTAACAATGAAATAGCCGAAAGCAATGGCATGAAGTTACAAACTGTTTGCCCCAGGGTGAATGAGCTGGCTAAAAGATACTTACTGCGTGATTCAGGCAGAACTAGAGATGGTTCTACTGTTTGGATTGCTGTTTAAAACATCATCGTCAGGACTGGGCCGCTTATCCCAGAGCCGCAAATGACCGAGCGGTATAGCAAGAAAGGTTACTCGGATTGGCCGGATTAAGAAACCGGATAGTGTGGAAACTAGGCCCGATCCCTCCTAAGCCGTCGCAAGCTGGTGGAGATAAACATCGAGATAAAGAGTTTGCGATGTGGGACGGGCGTTAACTATGGGGATAAAGATGCAAGATAATGAGAAGAGATTAAGAGCCAACTGGGTTTGGATGAAGCTGCAGGAAATGTACGGTAACAGTTTTACCAAATCTTTCGGCCACCAACCATCAGACACCTGGGTGAATGGATTAGCACTGCTAGACAAAAGCGAAGTCGTCGAAGGACTAAACAAACTTCTGATTGATGGACATGTCTTTCCTCCCTCCCTCCCTGAATTTATTAAGTTGGGGAAGCGGGTAAAGAAGCCGACATATCACAACGTCATAGCTATTTCAGAGCGAAGAACCGAAGAAGAAAGAACACATGGCCTCACGCAAATCAAAAACGTCCTGGCGAAAATTAAATAAGTATGTTTTGGAGAATGGCAAACATCGAATTGTTGCAGGGCGAACTCAAGATAGATGGAGTTATTTGGTTTATGAAAATGGAAAGATACTTAAAAACTTCTTTGATCTCACTGAAGCAAAGGAGTTCGTGAATGAGCTTACCTAACGAACATATGGTCGAGAAATGGCTAAATGACTTAGGTGAATCAGATCATGCCTATGCGAATGCATGCGCAGAATTTACCGCTGCCAAAGAAGGCTTAAAGGTGGCAAAAGCTATTGCGATGCCGACCTCTGGCACTGTAGCCGAGCGTGAAAGACAAGCGCTTTTATCGCCTGAATACGATACAGCTGTTAAAAAATTAACCGCAGCGGAATACGAAAAAATATTGATCCACACACAAAGAGAACAATGGATCATGGGTATCGATGTCTGGCGGTCAATCAATGCAAATCAGAGAAGATCATGATTAAACGAGACGCTTTAGATAACTGGTTTTCATTATGTGTGAGAGAGCGTGCGTATTGGACATGCGAGCGTACCAAGTTTATTAGCTTAGACGGCCAAGCGGCTGGCAAATCTCAGTCCCTGGAATGTTGCCATATCTATGGTCGTAGAAACAAAAATGTGCGTTGGAATGGCATGAATGCAGTTTCACTGACGCATTATGAACACCGATATTTTACTGAAAACCCAGCACAATTTATCCGATGGCTGAATGATTACCTGGGCGAAGAACACATGGAAATTTTAAGGGAGCGAGTCAATGACGTGCGCATCAAGTATTCAAAGGCCGAAAGAAAAGAAATCTCAAAACACTACAGACTTGAATTTAGGCGAATGCGAAAACTTAGAGACGAAGGGCAAACAGGACGCATTGAGTTTCAGAATTACGACTAACTTTGACATTCCGAGGCAGAACATTGTTCGAACTTAGATTAAAAGTGATAGAGAACGGTGATATGGATGTCTTGGTACTCAAGGATGGTCGCTCTTGTGTACTCGAATGCCGAGCGATTGAGTGCGAAGAACTTGATGATGGTTTACATATTTATCCTGGCGAATGGGAGGAGATAGAAATTGCACAATGATTGGTTGTCACAGCTATTGGATGAATGGGCTATCTGGTGGTCAAACGCAGAGCATGGCTCATACCCCAGCAGTACGGCTATCTGGCGGATATTACATTCCCCAGGCGACTCTGGTTTTGAAAGCTCGTTGCCAAAAGGCGTTATCCCTCCGGCCGGATTGAACAAAATTAACCTGGCGATGAATGCTTTGTTGCATTCTGATTGCGGAGAAGCCGTAGCCGTAGTGCGATACCTATATTTATACGGACGTGAACGGACTACCTACGATCTAAAACTTTCACAAACACGTTTCTACACACTAAAAGCACAGGGTGAGGCGTGTCTTAAAGGATTTTTAAAGGCTGCATAATGTGGATATTGCCGAAGAATTACCCACTGTCATCTCATTATGTAGCGGATATGGTGGAATCGAGCGAGGACTTGAGCTTGCTGGATACAATCATCGACTCATCGCTTTTTGTGAGATCGAAGCCTATGTCCAAAAGCTCACTCTTGAGAAAATGGAAAAGGGACACATGGTTCCAGCGCCTTTGTGGACAAATCTTAAAACCTTCCCAGCACAGATTTTTCGAGACAAAGTTGATGTCATGCTTGCAGGTTATCCCTGCCAACCGTTCAGCCAAGCTGGGCAACGGGGGGGGGAAGATGATCCACGACACTTGTGGCCCTATATCAAGGAACACGTCAGAACAATTAGACCTGTTCGATGTTTCTTCGAGAACGTGCAAGGACACATCACGCTGGGACTCTCCACAGTCATCTCAGATCTGGAAGAATTGGGTTATCGAACAACGTGGGGAATATTCTCAGCGGAAGAAGTCGGCGCTCCGCA